TGTCCGTCAGCTAACTCTGCGTTATCCGATATCAGGTTAGCGAGTGTTCTTGCCTTGCTCATTAGCTAGTCCTCTAAATTAGGGTGTTTCTGATGCAGCTACATGGGCCGCATATGCGTCTTTGACCGCTTGGGTGTGAACTGCATTACAGATAGCTTGCACCTCTGCGCTTTCACCTGTGATGTCGGCATCGGGTGCTACAACATGGCGTGAAAAGCTGCGGCTGATCTCTGCACCATCACGCTTGATGACCGTGGCTGTGCGCACCTGAACGTGCTTGAAGTCGCCTACGATCTCTATCTTATCCTGTTCTGTGCGTTCTGTTAATGCCATCGTGTTTATCTCCTGTGATGGTTGGACTGACTACCCTGTGATCCAACAGGGGTGTTATGGGATGCGGTATTGAAACTGACCGTACATTGCGAAGCTGGATGCGTTTGAGATATTCCCGCCTGCAAATTGAGTATATTGCGAGTTTGTGCTGACCGAATTGTAAAAATCAACAACACTAGCCGAGTTTCCTACCCAACAACTTGTAGGGCTTAGGTTGTTAAAATTTGCAAAAACAGACCCCGCCGAACCAAAACCCGCACCGTAAGCAGATGTGAAGGGGAGGCTTATTCTAACAGCATTTGAATTTACGTTACTTACGCCGACAACATTAAACCAAGCATAACAAACGTCACCAATAACTCTATAAAATGCATTGCTGGAGGTTGCTGTAAATGCGGTGCATGTTAAATTCCAAGTGCCTTCTTCATACCGATCCAGCTTATTAGCCGACCCAGTGCCGCCCAAGAAGACACCGCCAGACAGGTAGAGGTCTTTGAAGCGTACGTTGCTAATGCCTAAATCAATAGCGGCATCACGAATAGCCAACCCGCTTGGACTAACTGGATAAACGGCATCATCATTGTCTGTAAAGCTAATACCTGTGTCACCACGGCCTATATATATTGCACTAGACCGTGACCCAATGCTCCCCACAGGTGCGCCGTCTTTTTGAAAGCGACAAATATCACCGTCTGATGATAGACGGTTGAAGTCTGCAACTAAACCACCCGATCTAGTTGTCTGAGAAAATCCATCTTGCCTAAAAGTATGACCTACGTTGCTGTCACCTTCAGCGGTTCGCCCCACAAGCACGGTGCCGTCTGATCCGAGGCGCATACGTTCTGAGTCATTTGTTGCAAAGCGCATAAAGCCGTTTTCAGCGTTCCAAAGTTGCACTGCTGTTGCACTATCCATACCAAGGAAAAAGCCATTGGAGGCTGAGTGTCCTTTGATTTGAATTTTACTGCTTGAATTGTTTGCCAGAGTAAGCTGTTGACTAGGCAAAGTCGTGCCAATCCCTAGCCGCTCATCCGCAGCCGACCAGAAGAACTTTGGCGTGGAACCTGTGTCCTCGTAGAAGCTGATGTCGCCGTTGCCAGCAATATCCATTCTAAGTTTGTCGGTGTCAGAGAATACACTACTTGCTGTCTTAAATCTTAAACCGCCAGATGAACCCGCTTGATTGTCAAAACCAATAGACGCATAATCATATGTTGTTGAAGGATTTCTCCACACAATACGACTGCCAAGAGAACCAGCAGCAGGTGTTTCATTAAAGATAATTCTATTGTCATCAATGGTTGTTGGCACACCATCCACAGTCAGCCCATCGCTGGTCAAAGTCCCAGTGATATCCAGATTACCCGTCATGGTATCGCCAGAAAGGTTCACATACCGTGCGTCTGATTGTGTCTGCGTCAGGTGATCTGCTAGAACAAACGTGCCGTAGCCTACGATCTCAACAATGTCGTTTACCGTGGTTCCACTTGCAAATACTACTGAGGTTCCTGATGTAGCGGTTACGTCTGTGCCGACCAACTGCTTCACGCCGTTCAAAAATATGTCCACAAATCCAGAGTCATATGTGGCAGCAAATACTGTCTGACCCGCAGTAGCTGTATAGCTGTAGCGATTTGTAGTGCCGTTGACTGAAGAACCTGCATTCGTCCAACCGTTAGCGGAGTACACTTTCATAGCACCCGCTGTAGAGTCAAAATACAATGCACCAACAATCAGGGCATCACCATCATTGTCCAGTGAGGGAGCCGAAGACTTAGCACCTAAGTAGCGGTCATCGAAGCTATCTAATGAAGCCGCCGCAGAAGTGGCTGAACTTGCAGCCGCTGTTGCTGAGTTTGATGCATTTGTTTCGCTTGTAGCAGCATTTGATTCTGAGGTTGCAGCATTGGAAGCTGAAGTAGCCGCCGCTGTGGCTGAACCAAGAATATTATCTGCATAAGATTTGTTTACAGCATGGTCATTGGCAGTTGGGGTAGCCAAGCCCGTGATGTTGTTGGAGCCCATTGCTAGGTTACCAGACATACTATCGCCTGCTTTAGTTACCTGTAGAGCATCCTGCTGGTCTACATAAGCCTTGCTAGAAACATCTTGTGCTGCTGTTGGATCGCCTACACCAGTAATCTTGTTTGTGGACATGGCGATTGCACCTGTCATGGTGCCGCCAGCTAGTGGTAACTTAGTCGCAATGCTGTTTGTAATTGTTGTAGCAAAGTCTGGGTCATCGCCCAGCGCAGCCGCTAGTTCATTTAGTGTGTCCAGTGTACCCGGAGCACTATCAACTAGATTAGCTACAGCGTTATCAACGTCTACCTTACGTGCCGCATCATTGGCATTTGTTGGTGCAGACAGGTTAGTGATAGTAGCTGACGTACCAGCGTTCATGTTCAACGTGCCATCAATCGTGACGTTGTTGAACGTAGATGTACCACTAGAGGTTACATTACCTGTGAGGTTGCCTGTTACCGCACCTGTCACTGGTCCTGTATGAGTACCAGAGGTGTTACCTGTGACATTGCCCGTTACTGGGCCTACGAGGCTTGTGCCTGTGATTGTAGTACCTGTGATAGTAGAGGCGGAATTTGCACCAATAGTGGCTCCATCGATAGATCCACCATTTATATCAGCAGACGCTAATGTAGCCTGTCCTGTGGTAGATATTGTAGAGAAGCTACCCGCCGCTGCCGTACTAGCACCAATAACAGCACCATCAATAGCACCACCATCTATGTTCACTGAATTCAGTGTTGCTAGACCTGTGGATTGAAGAGTTGTGAACTTACCTGTGCTGTGTGAGTTTGCACCTACTGTAGCACCATCGATAGAACCGCCATTTATATCTGCCGTGGCTGCTGCTAAGGATGTTGTAGCTTCTAGCGTAGTAAATACACCAGCCGCCGCATTGGTAATGCCAATAGTAGTGCTATCCAGAGCACCGGAAGCAACATCAATAGAGTTGATCGTCGTAGTGCCTGTGGTAAAGTCTGCGTTGGCTGCAATAGTAACCGCCCCGCCTAAATATGTTGTGCTGGCTACATTAAGAGTTCCGTCAATATCGGCATTTCTATGCAGGAATAAATCTCTCCACCTCTTAGTGGAGCTTCCTAGATCATCTGTGTTGTTTGCGTGAGGCCTAAAATCACCATTAGTATCGATGAATCTATTTTCTAGCCATACAGCCGCACCAGAAGCAGCATACATACACACAAAATAACGATCATCATTGACGAAGTACCAAGCAGACCCAACAGCATAACCATCCGCAGTATCATCACCAGCCCCCGGCACACGAGTAGCTGCAAAGTTATTACGCCCGCCTAAGCCACCGTTAATGGCGGGAAGGTATCCTGATACAGAAGTAGATAATTCAATCTTAGGAGCGTTTCCTGTGGTGCCATCGTGTGAGTGCCCAGAAGAAAGGTTAAAAGCCGCTGCAAGCTGGTTAAATTCCGCCGTTAATGGCGGAGCTGTGATGTTCTCACCGTTAATAATGCTTGCTGTGGACTGTCTGGTATATCCAGCCATTATCGTCTCCCTGATTGCGTATACTCAAGAACAATCCCTTGAATGCTGTGAGGTTCAAAGTTGCCTGTCGTAACGTAAGTAATTCGTGCTGAGAATCCGCTGCCCTCTACGGCAGTGCTAAGTATTGGTTTGTCAGACCCACCGTATAGTAGCCCTGAACCATTATAGGTTGTGTTAGTGCCTCTATAGACAACAGGACGCCCTGTGATCTGTTCAATGAATGACTGTGGGTTTGCTGTATCTGCGGCGAACCAATCGTAAGTGACGCCTAAGAATATTTCCAAGTTGCCTTCAGCACGTATAAAAGTGTTTACTCGGCGTAGGTTTTTTCTGACTTCGGTGTCGCCAAAATCAAAGAATGGAGTGGAGTAGACTGCGGTGATGTCATTTCCACCAAACTGAGTGCCTTTTTCTTGTTGGTACACTTTACCATCATAGTCGCCGTGTAGGACAATCTCCTGCCCATTCACGTAGTCAGATGCAGCGCAGTTTGCCCTTATACCTAATAGTTCACCGAACTCCCAGCCAAGCTGTTGATCAGAAGTACGAAGACCACCAATTAGGCCAAACCCTTCTGTCACTGTTGTAGTTGCGCCCGATAGAAAATATCTGAGCTGCCCTTTGCTACGAACCACAACAGAAACTAAGTCACTAAGATCATATAGGGATGGAAGCGTCTGCACCAAAGTCTGAATAGACTTAGAAATAGTTTCGATCTCTACATCCCCAATACGGGAAGTCCCAGAAACCGGGCGCAATCCATCAGGAGCTAAGAATGCTAGGTCGCCACCTATTTCAACAACCGAGTCTCGTGCCACACAACCCACGTTTGCTGTTACAGGCTCTACGAGAAATACCAGATCGTTATCTGGTACGATCTTTTTAATTTCGTTTGTACCAAATATAAATAAGTCAGTACGGAATGGAGCCATCTGAACAAGATCAAACCCAACTCGAATTACAGAAGAGTTAGTAGCCGGGTCAAAGTTCGTCTCGTTACGTGTATCCGAGTAAGCTACCTGTGAGGCGTTTGTCTGATCGCCGCCAAGAAATAAATACCCCTCGAAGGCTTTTACCAGCTCTGGCCTAGCTGGTACGTTGGTTCCGCCCGGGGAAGATGCACCGCCACTATTAGTTGGGCTTAGTTCTTTCCAGTTTGTCCCATCGTACACAACTGCGTTGTTAATTCCGTCCACAAAGCAGACTTTAGAACCGCCGCCAAAGTTGAACTTAGCTGACCGTATACGTTTAATTGTCAGGCTATCGTTGCTTGTTACAGTATTTCTTGTAACCCCGGTGGCATATTTAGACCAACCAACTCCGCCTACAAACCGATAGAAGTTGTATTCTCTGTTATCTATGACAACAACTGACCCAACAGCAGCAGCAGTGTTTAAGGTTATCGCATTCCCGTTTCTAACATATGCAGAGGAAGCTAATACCGAACCATCCACTGATACAGAAAAGTTGGCTGTGTTTGTAATTGTAAGAGCTCTACCGTTATCGTCGTTAAAGCTAAAAACGCTGCGAGTAGATCCTGCTACAGTGTACGTGTAAACTCGATCTTTTCGGGCGGCTATAATCTCTGTAGACAGAGTGGCATCGTTGTAGAATATCTCTAAACCAAGTACCGGGCCCTCGGCGTCATCACCGCCTACAATAGGGTTAGGGCCGTAATCCTCGTATCCCTCTAGGCGTCTGTATCCGCCAAATAAGCTAGTCTCATAATTAACAAGCCGGGTGGCTGCCCCGGGCTTTTCATCACTTAATAGCAGATGGTTCTGCGTAGCGTCTAGGCCGCCTCTACAGACCGCCTTAAATGATTGAATATTATCAGCCATTAAAAACTTACTCTGGTGTCTCTGATACTTTCGTACTTGTTGATCAGTACGGATTGCATGTCTTTGATGCCTTGGAGAAACTGAGCCATAGCTACGTTAGCCTGTTCAGTATTGTCCCGGAACATATACAGATAGTACAAAGCACCATCTATTAAGATGTGATCATAAATAGTAGGCACACGGGTCTGATCACTGGCGGCATCAAGCGCTGCGTGAGTCAGAAAATATTGAAACGTAATGGTGTAGGTTTTATCGGGGGAAGGCGTTACGCCATAGCCATTACCATGTGATGGAAATACAAACTCAGGTTTACCTCGGCCAGAGGCACCAGCGTCCGCATCTAAGTGGCGATACTTTTGATACCATACGTCTCGGGATATAAACTTGAGAGGTCGATTGGTTGTGCCTAGAGAGTCATCTCCAACTAGCTGAAATGAGTTGTGCTCTGCTGTCTTAAAAAAGGTAGGCCAGCTATACTCTTCCACACCTATACTTAATGTTTGAGAATGCTGTGCAGCATTGAAAGGCCACTCGAACTCTGCCGAGTTTATTCTGGCTATAGAAGAACGAATGGCGTCCTTAGCTAATGCCTGAACGCCCCGTGTACTGCCAAAGTCAGCCTCTGCTATCTCCACCTCATTAAGGCGGCGCAGCAAAGTATTTGTAAGATCTATGAATGTACTAGGCATATGCTACCCTAATCAAAGTGTAGTGGGGGACAACTAAGCCCCCCACCATATGTTGCTATGCAGCGTTATATACTGCGGTCATGATAGCTTCAGGACGCAAGATTTTGCGCCCATAGAGCTGCATGCCCCGGACCTGATCACTAAATGTGGTAGGTGAACGGAATGTTTCCGTTTTTGCCAACTGCTGTGCAGATGCGATAGATGAGTCATGTCCAGCAACAATCACACCGAAGTTCGTTTCAGAACCAGCGGCTGCTGTTGTGTCTGGGCCAGTACCCAAGTAAGGCAAGTTGTTGGATTTGTAGACACGCAGACCACGGAGTACACCGCTGCCCATGCGACCATTCCGCAACTCATCTCCGCCACCAAAGTCAGCGTTAATGAATTTGGAATCTTCGTCCATCAACATTTCTACAAACACAGGATCTACTACAACCCAGCGACCATCTTGGTCTACGTTTGCTTGGTCCATCTTACGTGCGATACGGTTTAGCAACGCCAAAGGTGAAGTGATGGCTCCTGCGCCACCGCCTGCTGCCATTGGAATTGATGTAACTTCACCAGCTACGCCAAGATCAGATCCACCAAATTCTGTAATATTCAAAGAATTTGCTGCAAGCAATTCATCATTACCTGCGCCTGAGTTGGCTTTGGTGCCGTTAGTATCACCGGAAGCTGAACGACGAGCCCATGAGCCTGCGCCGCCTTTCCAGCCTGACAAGTAACCCAATACTTCTGAGTCAAATGTATCAGCTAGACGATAAGCTGCACGGTCTGTTGCCAGATCCATGAAGTTAACGTGGCTGTGAGCCGCTTCGATATCATCGATTGCAAACTGGAAGTAGTTCGCTTGATCGACAACCATTGTGAAGTCAGCGTCTGCGAGATCTTGAGTAGCCAGAGTTGTACCACGCTCATATGTTGAGACCGTGATTTCAGGCTCCTTAATAATTCTCACACTGTCGCCAAATTGGCTGATCTCACCTGTGTAATCAGTATTAGTGATGTCTTCACAGACGGAAGTTTTGCGGAATTCCTTCATCACTTTTTGACTGTAAATTACAGGTGAGAAGTTTCCGTTTGGTAGGTTAGAATACCCACTTGCTTTTGCGAATGCCATTGTATTTCTCCTTGTGAAATGGCGGCCCCGAGGGGCTGGTCAGATCAGAAGAGAGCTATTAAGTGGCAGTAAGGTGCCGAGGGTGCGTATACACTGCCGTATATACGGGCCTCACCTAACTGGTGGACTAATCGTCTATATTCTTCTGGGGATCAAACAAACTAAGTAGCTTACAATAAGGGTTAGTTTGTGTATGTTTGATGCTTTTGTTATACCACCATTCGGTGATTTATGCAACACTTAGTAAGCGTTACCTAGCCGCACCTGAAACATCATAATCGAATTCATTCCGGCGAATAGCTTCAAGAATAGCATCTTCATTCTTTTCGTATTCAGCAGAAGTCATCTTCTCGATTTGACTTTCCTTAAATCGTGGCCTGCTGCCACTAGAAGGAGCTGCGGATGCTGTGCGTCCTACTGAAGAGGCTGCACCCTGATTTTTAGCCGCTTTGGCTACATCAGCTTTAAATAGGTCGATTGCTCGACTTGCAGAATGGGGATCATTTGTATTCTTATACAATGCGTCCCTAACCCATGCAGGCTGCTGTTTAGCCCACTTATGGAATGCTGGGTTTGCACGAATCTTATCAAAATCCTTGTGCATCTGTCGTAAGACGGTTTCAGCTTTGCCTCGGGTGATTTCACCTTCGAGCTTCTTTAAGCCTTTCATCTTATTCTCACCCATCGCCAGTGCTTCTAGTGAACGCTTCTGTGCGATTGTGTCGATGATCGAAGCAACGTCTGGGTATTTCTTGACCCACTCGCCAACCTCTTTTGCAGACTTAGGAAAACGGATCTGCTGTTTAGTTGCAGAAGCAAGTTGCTGCTTCATCTGCTGAACTTCACGATCTTTTTCTGCCATTTGCATTTGCGTATGTCTACGCAGATCACCATACCGTTTAGACCAACTATCATCTTCTGTTGTAGTCTGTTGTGGTTGGGTTGCTTGTACTTCTTCTGAGTACGGTTTTTCTTCCTCACCGACTTCAGATCGGTAAGCACCTTGGTATTTAGCCATAGGGATTTCTCCTTGGGGGCCGAAAAGTAGCCGTCCTAATTTCCTATATGGACGGGGTTTTGCGGGTAGCCCTTCCCACGCAATCTTTTAACGGATGAAGGCAACCTTTGGAGTAGACTTGAATGCGTAGCTAATCATTGTAGCTTCCTCATCCTCATCTTCGTCTAGGACTTCTTCTTCCGTATCCACAGAGGCAACTTCTACGTCATTGCCTTCCGGTGTTTCATATTCCTCTTGTAGCTCTTCTTGCCCTTCTTCGGTCTCACCGTCCTCATACGAAACTTCGGTGTCCTCAGAGCCCTCGCTACCGGGTTCCTCGATGTCATGTAACTGCCCCATCATGTCCATAGACATCAGGCCAGCCTTAGCTTCGACCATCATGTCTTGAATGTGTTTAAGGCCGTGCCAGCGAACAACATCAGCAGGAAGTACATATTCACCCTCAGATAGAAGTGCAGGAACATCGTCCGCCACCTCTTGGTCTAGCGATCCTACGGGAACAGGATTTCCTGTCTCCTCTTCAGTGTCGTAATACGAACCGGGCATCATGCCCTCTTCATCACCACATGATCCGTCACAGTCACCGCCGCAGCCACAAGGCATCCCGCCGTGATATGCTTCCATTACATCGTCGTTTTCCATCGCTTTTTGCACGGCCTCGCCTCTCGCTTGTTCATAATTGCTAAGTTTACCATCGCCATTTAAATCTGCTTTGGCTCGATCTAATCGGAATGCCTCATCTGCCATGTACTGGCCTGAGATAGACATGATGCCTTTTTCACTTTCCGACTTGTCTAGATATCCACCACGGGCAAGTTCAGGTTGTTGACCCTCTCCCGATGTTCCTAATGCCGCAGCAGCAGGAAACAGAGATAAAAGTGGGATTTCTCGCTTGAGGAGCATTTTGAATACTTCCTCTTTGGGCTTATCTAAACCTTGGGCGGTAACATCGATACGGTCTTCTATAAGACGGGCTACTGACTTTAGCTCTGATGCTAGGCCTGTGCTATCCCCTGAACCAAACCAACCCATAGACTGAGCTTCTGCGGGTGAAACACCTAGCTTTTCAGCAGTACGCCTATAAATGTCTGAGAACACTGCATACTCAGTTTGCATGTCTGTCCCGTTGATCATCTGGGACTCAATAGAGTCAGCTATCATATTTGACGGATTTAGGGACAGCGGATCTGCTTTGTATTGGGCCTGAAACTTTGGCTTAATAAATCCTATTGGGATACTTCCCGGAGATACCTCGTTCATAGCGTCTAAAGCACCACGTAACGCATGCGTGTCCACAGTTACGCCATCTAAATTGCCATATACGTTCTCTGCAAATGTATAAGGTTTAGGGTTGGTGTTTGGATCTATTCCCCCGTCATCCACTGCATCTAAAAGCTGCCTATGTAGACCGTCTGCGTCTGCGGGTTTTCCAGAGGATGAAATATCACCTTTACGGTTGATAATCATCCCATAACCTTTTTCGTTTATGTTTGTCCCTGCCTTACCAATTACTTCATCGTAAGGAATTCCTAGATGTTTCTTTGCTAATACAAGAGTTGCATTACGAAGGTTGTCTGCTGTTTTTGTGCGAGGGCTAGTTGCCGCATATGCGTTTGAAAAGTCTTTAAGCCAGCCGTATATTTCTTCTTTTGAAAAACCCATATCTAGAGCTTTGTCTACAATAGGGCCCGTATGATAAAAGTATTGTGCTTCAGTACCTAGCCACGGCTTCATCCGCTCTGCTAAACGATCTGATATAGCCTCAACTTGTTGGCTTACGGGGCGTCCTCTATCTTTCTTAGGCAAAGTTTTATTCGTGCCTTCTGGCTGGCGAGGAACATACACTTCACTCTGTTCAGGTAAAGTTTTTTCATAGCCCTCGGGAGAAAGATCAAATAGAGGGTTTTCACCACTAGGCTGTATTCGGTCTGCAACCTTGAGTTCCATCTGGGCCGCACGAAGATCTAAAACAGAATCTAACTTTGAGGTATCTACTTCAGGCTTTAGACTTATGTTGCCGCCGAGAGATCCCAGAGCGTTTGGATCTACTTCAATTCGCTTGGCTAAATCGTATAGACCCCTAGCTCCCGCCTTGCCTAATTGGTATCCTGCTTTTGATACTGGGAGGGCTTCTGCGATATTGAGGAGCCCCTCACCCACCGCAAGTCCCATTCCAAGTTTGTCATCGTTTCCTTTGGCAATCCTGAAGTCTCGCTTGGCTTCTTGGGTTCCGAATCCTGCACCCGCAGGAGTAAAATCAAGTAAGCCAACACCGCCATTATCCCAAGAAGCATTTTCATTTCCGGTAAACCCTTCAGCTATTTTGTTAGCCTCGTAGCTATCTAAGCCCGTTACGTTACCAACCGCATCGCTAATTTTAGAGTAAAGTCCGTCTCCCTCGACGTTGCCACTTATAAAGTCAGAAATGGCATACTTGGTTTTTTCTCGCCATGTTGGGTTGTAGTAAGATATCTCTGCTGTATTTTCATCTTCCGGGAACGGTAATCCGCTATCTTTGGACCAGTAGCCTTCATCTAAAAGAGCTGGGTTAAACATATTGTCACTACGCCACTGAGCGTATTTATCAGCTTCTTCCGTAGACTCAAATACAGGTAACTTCTCACCTGAGTAGGGATCTACGTTACCGTTGTTCTTGTACCAATCAAGTATGTAATCTCTATCATACTCAGATCCAGTTTCTGGGTCTATTGTAGGCATGGCCATAAAGCCTTCGCCCATAGGAATAGTCTCAGTCACTTCAGAGTATTTTTCACCATTCTCCCCACTAAATACGGGCTTACCAAAAACAGTAATGCCTTGATCAACTAAGTAAGAATTTTCTTCGGTTGCCATACTACTCGGACCCCTTATTAACTTCGTCACGAAGTGTATTGAAACGCCGGAGCTCAGATATGGCACCTTGTATTTCTAATACTCTGTGGTGTTCTTTGGTGCCTTCTAGCTGCTTGTGATATTGAGCTATTCGGGCAGCAACATATTCCTGTAATAGGTCCATGTTATTTCGGTCATTCACTAGAATGAGCAACCTTCGGTAAAACAGTTTATCCATTTATTGCGCTGGGCCCTGTGGGGGTGCATTAGGTGGCGGATTGCCACCATTGTCTCCGCCGCCAGCTCCAGTGAATCCCGGTGCTCCCGGTTCTGGCGCATTACCCGGTACTGCCTGACCACCACCATTATTAGTAGGATCAGGAGCCTGTGGGGCCTGTTGAGGTGCTGGTTCTGGCTGCGGCATGATTGCCGCCATATCAGCCATAAGTTTAGCTTGTAGAGCCGCTTCTCTAGGGTCATTTAGGATGTAATCTTCATCCAGATCCATAGACGCTGCAATTTCACGCAAGACATAATCAAACTTAACAAATGGAGCCATAGAGGGGTTAGCTGCTAACTGCATAAACTGAATAAGTCTCTGAGACCTAATCTCATTACGCATGAGGCTTTCTGTGCCCCGAGCTACAACATCGAGGTCGCCCTTAATGTCTTCGCTGTAGTTGAACTGCATGTTAAATGCGAACAATGCACGGCCTAGCGGTGCCAATAGATAATCATCTACATTCTTGACCACTGATTTAATGTTCTGGGCTGCCGCACCCATCAACATGGACATACCAGAGGCGGTTCTACCTACTCCAGTAACGCCTGTAGAACCGTGTGCAAATGAGGGCATGCCAGTGCTTTCATCAGCGAGCTGACGGGCCTTGTCGAACATCATAATCAATTCTTGCGAGACGTTCTTAAATGATGTGGAAAAGATGGCCTGTCCCGGGGCCCCTGCACTTCTTCGGAAAATTTTGCCGGGGTAAATCTCTAGATCCTGTCCCGGAACCAAGTTCGTTTCATCAATCTCAACCAAAAGGTTCCCAGATAGGGCTGCGTTATCTACAGCCATCCGCATAAACCCATTCATCAACAACTGAGTGTCAGTCATGTTCTCCGCTACGCCGATTCCGAAGAATCCGTAGGGATTAATTTCATATGGCACTGAAGAAAACGGAATACGGTTAGGAGTGAACGGATTCATCACCAAGCGCAGGATCTGACCGTTGCATATCCATGCATTAATCTGTATTTCCGCACGATCTTCTAATTCTTCTGGAATATCTAAGTCTGCTGCTTCCGCAGTATCCTTATCTACGACTCCCCAATATTCTAACACCTCGTAACGCTCGATATCGCTCTGAGTGTTGTTATCTTCGAGTATTTCTTCCCAGTAATGCTGAGAATAATCAGCTCCGTATTCAATCGCCAACTCAATGCTTTCTTCTCGAAAGAATGGGCGATTTTTAAGCGTACGGATTTGCGTACGGCTCATCCTGTGGCGCTGCACTATATATTCAGCGTCATGCATGCTCCTAGCGTCCGGGTCTGGGTATAAATCCCATATAGATACGGACTCTATCTTAGGAATTGTTTTGTACTGAGGGGAATATTTCCCATCGTCATCCCAAGACGGATATTCTTTATCAAACGCAAATGGCCCCTTGATAATTCCTGTACCAAATAGCGCACATTCAAATGCTACTGAACGTAAGTGCTTATCTGCGTCAGTTTCCTCTAGCTGACTATGAATCAGCTTTTCCATATTCTGTGCAGCTTTCTTAGCTGGCTCAAAGGTTGCCGAAGTGGGAGTGTTACCACCACCTTCTTGTAAGGCGTCCTGTACGGGATCTAGCTTGTCCTTAAATACACCCGCAGTTTCGAGTAATTCAGGGCGGGCTGCGATTGGACGTAATGGTGTTTTACCATCTGGACCCTTGGGTTCTTTTGCCTCAAAGTTAAGAGCATCAGCAACTCCTACTGGGTTACGGGACGCTTCAATACCGAGCGGGAACTTAGATCCAGCGAATAAAACGTCTGTGACCTGTGCGTAAGCAGCCAACACTTTGGTCTTAGTGATCTTAATGAATGCTTGAGATTTCTCAGTCTCTGTGAACTGTACTTCAGGACCATATAGTCCTCTATAATTCCTGTAAGCAGTAAGCCATCTATCTTCATCAGGCTCACGCCGGGTTTTAGAACGATGGTAGTGATCCTGTACGTGGGCCACTAGGCCGGAGAATTCAATATTCTCCTGTTCTACATCTCCGTCTTCCTCCAGTGCAATAATCTTATTTTCATCCGTAGGAGTGTCGGGAGCGAGGTCTTCTGGTAGGGACATTAGGGCCATATTAGTATCCAAATATTGAATCAGAGGGTTGCCATCTAGTCATTGGTTTTTGCATAAAATCAAATGGACTAAAGGCTTGAGGGCGACTCATGACGCCGTAGCGTATGGAGTCATATGTGTGGTCTGATGTGTATCTTACATCGATGTCATCTGTGCCTTTTGGGCAGGATGGAATTGTAGGTAAATCAGCGATTATCTGTCGGCAGTTGTTGAAAAATACGATGCCGGGTGTGTCAGTCTCTTCGTCTATCTTGAGACGTTCATGTAATCTGTTTTTTCCTGCTACACGGGCTCCGGCGCTTCTGTCTGAAGGACGCCACTTACATCCTTCTGCAATCATCTCTTCAGCTATGCTGGGGCCTATCTGGCCTCGGTTGTGCCAACAAGAACTATCGAGGATTCCGTACTGTAGGTTATCACCCACTTCAGCACTTAGTATGGCTTTAGCTAAATCCCTACCAGTGTGTTTACTGAGGTACAGTTCACGGTATACATAAAGTGTTTCGTAACTGGGGTCAATAGCATACCAATGAACTGCTGAATAAGAACTGTATCCAAAATCGCACGATCTAAACTTACGCCACTCAGAAGGAATCTCAAATGGTTCGCATACGTGGAGATTAGGATTAAACTCTGAAAACGCAGCGCCTTCCGCTATACTCCAATCACCTTCGAGCAACTGTCTACGCTGCATCTCCGGTAGGGACAGCAAGTTAGCCTCGTACTGACCACCTTCCATTAAGTATGGATTGTCTGACAGTTTAGCCGGAATGAACTTTCTCTTAAATAGAGGTTGTCCCGCCTTTTCGTGGCTATCTGGGTATCTAAGCACTTCTCCCGATTCAATGTCGGTAGCGTCAAATGTCTGACCCGCTGGGGCCGGATCAATAAAGGTCTTCTTAACCCATTGGTGGCCCGGGCCGCCCGGGTTGCTTGTTGCCCGCATGTAGATGGGGAGATCAGGATCAGTTGTACGAAGCCGTGAACGTAAATATTGCCAGCTAAAACTTGTGGCGTACTGTGTGAGTTCGTCTACTCCTATGTAACTAAATGACTGACCCTGATACCTGAGAACGTCTTCATCTCTTTCGAGATAAGTCATCCATAATCTAGCTCCTGAAGGGAACGTCCATTGGCTCTTCTTCTCCGCCCATTTCGCTCCCGGGTACGCTTTCGGATATAGCTCTTGGCTTTTCCATTGAAGCTCCCGCAGTTCGTCGTTTGTGCGGCGAAGGATGAGTCCGCTGAATGCAGGATTTGAAAAATAGCGCATGGGATCTGCGAGTAACGAGTAGCTTTTGCCACCCCCGGCACTGCCGCCGAATAACACTTCTCTTTCCGGTGCTGCAAGAAATTCTGTCTGCGGCCCGGGATTGGGTTTGAATACGACTTCCCGTTCTGTCGGGGTGGCTTCAAAGTCTAGTTCCTCAGTGATTCCGGTAACAGGTGAAACAAGCCCAGCGCTAGGTTCTTCTTTATCCTTTAAACGCTTTTCCGTCATAGTCATCACACGCTTGGCGTCTGATATCTTGCGTTTAAGTCTAGCCTTTTCCTTTTCAGGTGCGGTCTTAGGCTTTCGCTTTCTATTAGCTTTGGCTAGAGATTTCTGCCGTTTGCTTTCGTCACCCTTAATCCTACGCCATATATTGCTTAGGCCTTGGTGCGATAGCTTCTTCCCAGTTTGCTCAGATACCCAGTTAGACGCCTCTCTAAGCGAGTGCCCATTCTCTAGGTATTCAAAAGCCTTCGTTAATACTCTTACGACTTCTTCGTCAGGGAGTAGGATTAACGGATCGTCTTCTGAGGCTTTATATCCATACGGAATCTTAGCCGTAGGGTTGGGCCTAGTCTTCTGTTCCCAGCTCATCAGTATCTATCTTTTTAGGGGGCAAGATGAACATACCATTGGTTGGTCCTGTCACCTCGACTTGCTCCTTCTTCACCAGACCAGTGCGGTCTAGGATTTCACGAGCTGCTGCAACTGAGTTCCGAGCGCCCATAGCACTTGGATCATCTAATACCCCTATAATACCAAAAGCCGCCTTGGGTGCGTTCATAGCAAGAACCATCGACGCTCTTTCAGTAATCTGTTCTCTTAGTGACGATACCACCTCATGTATCTTTGTCGTGTCGGAATATCCGGCAATCCGCATTGCTTCTCTAATATTCCCTCTAGCGTCTGTAACTAGAGCATCGAGAAACAGCTCTTGCTTCTCGGTCAATTTCTTTTCTTTCACCAGTGGTGTCATCCGATTGTCCTCATATAAACGAAGCAGGCTCCTATTGTTGCTGTGAACACTATCCACCAGATTCGCTCGAAGAATTGGAGCTTGTGACCTCGTGTTGCAGTCAGCTCATCCAGTTTCTGGATACGGTCCCACATCATCTTTTGCTGATCATCAATATTGTCCATCCGCTTAAAAACGGTAATCATTCGCTCCTCCATCCGGGCGAGTGTTACGACTGCGTTTGAAAGTGCGTCCAATTTGTCCTCAATTCGTGTGAGGCGATCATCGCTCATGATTTCTTCCTTTTCGGTTTCCAATTTACCTTCTTGGAAGAAGTTTTTTTCTTGGTAGCAGCTTTTCCTGCTTTAGATTTGCATTGAGCCATCGTAGGCCTACACGCAGGATAAGAGCCGCCGCTCTTCTTTGACTTACGGCCACAAGGACCGCCTGTCTTACAGTTTACCCAACCCTTGCCACCATTCTGGCTAAACCACTTCTTTAGGCCGCCGCTGGATTTACTTTTTTTTGCTGCCACTTTTCTTACCGCCTATCTTATAGTTCTTTGCACCGACTTTGCGGCACTTAACCATGTGACCACTACGGTAAGCTGAGTTTTGCGGCATCGCTCTTGCTACCTTCTTGTAGCAGGCGTCCTTTTTAGTCTTTTTCTTAGCAGCCATTACTTTCTCCTCGACTTCTTGCCGGAGCATTTCCACTTCTTACGAGATAGACGTAACGGGCTGTTGGGATCTTTAGCTGCCGCAGGATGCTTCTTCATCTGACCAGCAGATCTGGCACAGTAGGAGTCACCCTTCTTAGTGCCGGGTGCTATCTTGTACCCCTTGGCACCATATTTCACGGTCTTCTTGCGCCCTGTCTTAGGATTCTTGACCGTCTTGGAAAATTTCTTATCGCCTTTAGCCATTATGCCACCACAAAATCTACGATCTGACCGTCAGGCATTCTCAGCTTATTTGGGTCAGGATTATACGCATACCGCTGATCAACTAACTTCAAGTTTTCAACGGGAGTATGCTCATCTATTGGCTCTACTGATCCAGCGTGGCCAGCCCGTGCCTTCTTCTCAACCTCTTCACCTCTACCACTCTCAAAGATCACATTCACATGAGTTTGGAACGGCATGCTGGGCAGGGGGAAATGACTTATGAGAGTTTCACCGGCCACTTGTTACCCATGCCCACCAAAGTAGCCCAGCGCATCCACCAACAACTAGTACAACCACTATGCCCCACTGGAATACTTCCATTAAGAATGCTCGTGCCTTGGCTTGCTCTTCAGCCTCTTCCCGCTTACGGACACGCTCTTGGGCCTGAAACTTTACCCAATCATCGTAGAGGCCCGGACGCCCATATAGGCGCATGTGGGACTCGATTTCCTTGCGGGCTTGCTTGAGCTTGTCGAGTTCTAGGAACTCCTCGAAGCTGTTTTCATCTTTGCCCATAGCGGCAGAGAATAAGCTCTTCTTCTTTCGGTCACCTTGTGCCTTCAGGGTCTCTTCCGCAGTCAGGATTGCCCCCAACTGCTTGCCCATAGATCCTATCTCTCGACCATGCCCAATCAGGGTTTTAACCTGTGAAATTGCGGCATTGGCGGCTCCTACAACCGCCAGAGTTTCTGCTATCAAAGCCGTTCCCCCCGAACCGCTATTAGTCGCCGTATACCCTTTGTCTCAACTCGCCCCGGGTTACCCCCATGTCTTTGAGTTGTTTGTCAGTCATACTCTGAAGGACAAAATAGGCAGCTCTACGTTCTTGTGTTCGAGCTATGGCTTTAATGATTTTCTTGAACATAATTATCTCCATTGCTAATGCTCTATGGAGTTAATTATATCACACCCTGTTAGGTGTTACTTCGGACAATACGGTATACCCGTTATGTGTTCTCGCCATCCATCTTCACAGGGAAGCATGAACCTACAGCAAAGATCTTTTTATCAGTAGCAGCCTTTAGCTGCTTATCGAGTGCTCTCTTACAATCGCTTTCAGTCGCCGTAATGATAGGGCGTACTGCGTATCTGCAATCCACCGCTAACGGGCCCATGCACATCAAAGCAACTGCAACAAAGTAGGTCACGAGCTCTTGTATTTTTTCTTGCTAACCATTTCACGATCTTTGCGCTTCTTGGGTGCGCCCATCTTATTGGACATTAAACCACCGTTGTATGCTTTAACACTCGCACCACAGTTGGCCTTTTCAACTTTCATCTTCTTCATCGGTTATTCTCCATTAAACGTAGGGCTAGATTGATATCTTCCCTCACATCCTGCGGATCTTCTTGAATGCTGGGTGAGGACGCATCATCTGAATGATAGTAGTCTGAGTAACCTCGGAACTCCTCTGCATCGTGCCTAGAAGTTATGAGACCCTCTTCGATTAGGTATTGTCGAGTTTTCTTGAGACTTAGGCGAATACCTGTGTTTGCCTCAATGGCCGCTCTAACGTAGTACAAATTAACTGGGGATGACATTTTTCAGCCTTAGATAAAGCATCTTGTCACTAACTGTTATACCATATAGGGAATAGTTAGGTCAACAAGGTAGTGTTGATGCAACAACATGGGTTGCCATCAACTAAATTACGTGCTATAACTTATTTGGCTGCGGAGCGGACAAATACCTATAACACTATATTAATACGGGGCGGTCGATGTGGCTGCCCTTTTGCATTTCTAGCCACCGTAACACGGCTGCAACCTCTTCTATGTTGCCATCGTTCTTTATACGGTTAGCCTTACTCGATATGATAGCTACATTGTCCTTAACGTAGCCTTGATTAGGATCTAGTCGGTCTAATGAGGGGCTACGGTCACACCCACCCCTGCCTTCGTACAACCAATCTAGCTCTATGCCTAAAACAGGGCATGTAAGTGGGAATGGTGTAAGATCTTGAAGCTCAACAGTGAATTCAATGTCCGTATCCTTGCATCTGGTCTTAGCAGCCTGCAAGTTAGCACTCATACGCTTACGAACTAGGTAATCCATTATATCGACCTTCGACAAATGCTCTAAATCATCTTCAGTCCACATCAGGAAGATCTCCATCAAACAGATCTTCGGCTGCTGATAAACTATCTTCCATTTGCCCGGCTGCATTTCGCATCTTCTCCGCAGATCGGGCCATTTCATGCGCTATGGAGTACAGGGATCGGTACATATTAACCCCAAACTCCCTATGAGTCTCGATAACAGTCTCGACCACAGCCTCAAGAGGAATGCTGGTCTCAATAGGGTCATCATCTTCACCTAAAAACATCAATGTCTGAAGATTGCAGGCCCCGTCATCATCCATCTCAATGTCATTCTCAACATAAAGCTGTAACGGTATTGTAGTGTCTACGCCATTCTGATCCATAAGTACCTCTGGTGCTGGCGCATGTCGAGTTTTAACCCGAGATTAGACGAACTATAGACCTATTCCCACATATAGGTCAACAGCTAAGTGTTAATACTACCATTAGATCGGTGCGCTTTACATATACAGCCTGCATTAACCAAATATAGGCAGTCTGACTTTGACAGTTTCATAGGCCGAGGCTCTTTACGGTCCCAAATTCCCAATCTCGGGTAGGGTTTGTATACGCTAACGCACCCACCGGGGGTGGCACTCGCCGGGCCTCGCTATAGAGCTGAACAGGCCAATTAAAGCCCTTATTTATATGGATATTTGATCGGATCCAATAAACCGTGGCCGTTTTGGTTATCGGTTCTGGTATCTGTTAGTTATCGGGCCGGATAACAGCCGGGAATAACCACAACCGGGTGATCGGCGGGCGGATCGATCCCGGGCCGAGCGGGCCTTGATAAACGCACACGCCCGGAGCGGAGCGGGCTGTGGTGCACCATATCCCCTGCAATCT